ATCCGTAATTGGCCGGTAGCGACCACCGCGCCGACGACCGTCGTCACGAGCCCGAACACCTGCGCCTTGATTGGCCCACCGGTAATCGTGAACAGATTATCCGCACCATTGAGCAGTGCTCCATCAGATTTCTCGACACAATTCTCGATAGACCCCGCGAATTTGGTCGCCGTGAGGGCACTGGCCGCAATCGCGGCGGCATTCACCGCTCCCGCCGCGAACGTGTCAGAATCGATCGCGCTATTCGCAATGGCGGTCGCGTCAATCGCCCCCGCCGCAAAGGTTGCGGCCGTAATCGCACCATCGGCCATAGCGTCAGCATCGATGGCATTCGTCGCAATCGCCGCCGCGTCAATCGCCCCAGCGGCAAACGTCGCGGCGTCAATCGACGCATTGGCAATCGCCGCGGCATCGATGGCCCCAGCAGCGAACGTCGCCGCCGTAATGGCGCCATCAGCCATTGCATCAGCGTCAATAGCGTTAGTAGCGATGGCCGCCGCATCGATAGCGCCGGCGGCAAAGGTCGCCGCATCGATCGCGCCGGCGGCGATTGCAGCGGCATCGATGGCGCCCGCCGCGAACGCTCCGGCATCAATCGCCCCAGCCGCAATCGCCGCCGCGTCAACCGCACCGGCCGCAAACGTCGCAGCGGTAATAGCACCATCTGCCAGCGCGTCGGCGTCGATCGCATCGGTCGCGATCGACGCGGCGGTAATCGAGTTATCGGCCAGTCCACCCGCCGAGGTACGCGGGCTATCGACGCCGGCCTGGTCTACCGCGTCAGTTTCGAGGTTCCCGAGGCACTTGAGCGAGCCCGGATCGAGGATCGTGCCCAGCGTGTCGCCGTAGAGGCGGTTATCGACCAAAAGGCCAGTGCATGCCGCGGTGAATTCGACGGCATGGTCCCCTGCCTGGCGGTTGGAGACGACGTTGCCGGCCACCAGCGCGTTGGTGAAGATACTGGCGGAGTGGATACCGGCCGCCGAAAAGTCGCCGTCGATCCAGCAATCCTCAATGACCAGGGCATCTTCGACGGCGCCGATCTCAATCCCCTGCGTGGCGCCAACCCCGATCGAGGTGATCTTGCACCGCCGGATGGCGCAGCGATCGGCGCCGTTCGCGCCCCCGTTCAGATCGATATAGGTGACCGCCTGGTCATCGCCCTCACGCAGCTCGCAGTGCTCGACGGTGCAGTCGTCGGCGTTAATATCGAGCAGGATCGTGCTCGCGGCATCGGCTTCAAGGACGAGGTTCGCCAGCCGGACCCCGGCTGCGCCCACGGCGATCGTAGAGGCGACGGCAGAGAAGGAGAACGTGGGGCGATTGGCGCCATTGCCCAGACCGACGACGCTAATGCCGATCACGTCCAGGTTCACGCCGGCGGCGCCGGCGATCGTCTCCGCGTGGCCGGGCAGCACATAAATCGTGTCACCCTTGTTGGCGGTACAGAGACCGACGGCGTAGTCGAGTGTGGCGACCGGGGCGTCGGGGTTTCTCCCGTAGCCGGCACCATCGGTGCCGGTGCCGGAATGGACGAAGAAAATGCTGCCGGGGTGCTTGTCGACGCCGGCGATGGCAAACACGCCGCCGGGCTGCTTGCGCACAAAGAGTTCGGTGCGGGCCACTATGGTTGCTCCTTTGTTGGCGGGAGGTGGCGGGGCTACCTCCCGCGAGCCAGGGTTGTGTGGTTAGGTGTCGGTGGCGCCGGGGTCGCCGAGCGCCACGTCAAGAGGGCGTCAGGCTCAGTCGATCATGCTGGCGGGTATCGCCTGCTGCACTCGCAGATCGTGGAGCACGGCGAGAATGCCGCCGAGGAGGGGGCTATCGACCGACTCGACGCCGTGCAGCCGGGCATAGCGATAGCCGGTCGCCGCCAGCACGTCTGGATCCACATGGATCAGGTACAGCTGATTACTCCCGGCCGTCGTGGTGAAGCCACTGGAGGTGGCAGCAGTGACCGCACCGGGCACGTCGCTCGATTGGTGGTTCGAGACGCGCTGGTACTTGAACGCGACCGCCGTGGTAGTGCTCGGCGTCGTGTCATCGCAGGCGTCGACCGTCAGCACGGTCGTGCCGGTGGCCCCAACTCCCCACCAGACGACAAACGTCAGTCCGTGGGCCTCGGAGACATCGATCACGTCCGAGTTGACCGTGCCGGCGAAGGCATCGGCTACCGGGGCGAGGCCATTGATGATGTGCGCTTTCTCGCTCAGGAGAGGCATGGTATTCGCTCCTTCGTCTCGGCTACTTACGCCCGCGTATTCAGCGCGACAATGTGGGACTGCGTATTAGTGCCACCCTTATAGGGGGCGAGGGTGCTGACCCAGGAGCTACGGCCATCCGCGCGATAGGTCACGCGGAAGGCCTGCTCATCGGTGGTGAAGGCGACATGCATCGAGCTCGCCTCCTCCGGGCTACCCTTGTCGAAAAACCAGTACTCACTCAGGGCGACCAAGATCACGTCGCCGACGGTGCCCAGCGTTGCGCCATACTCGATGGGCACGACCGGTAGCCCAAACAGCGTGCCGTGGGGGGCGCCAGCGGCGCCGTTGGCCGGCAGGTAGACCGGCGCGCCACCCGTCCCGACGCTGAGGGTCATGCTAAAGAGCTGAGGGTACACGTCTTGGTTGATAAACCAGACGGCACGGCTGAATAACGGTGCGTAAAAACGCGCCACCATCTTCACCGCGTTCTCCCAGGTGAAGGTGGTCGCCGCTTGTCCAGACTCTTTGGCCACGGAGACGAGCGCGGCGCTCGTCAGGATGCCCTGCGGCATGCCGGAGCCAGTGCCATTGATGATGTCATCTTCGACCATGAACCGCAGCTCATCGCCAAACGCCTGGAAGATCATTCGTCCCACGAGTGAGGCATCAGCCAGGAGCTCATCCGTGGCATAGCCGAACGCAGCGTACTTGTGCAATTTGAATTCAAGACGCTTGAATTTGGGCCGGCTGGCCGTGATAGTGCCGCCCTCATCGAGGCGGTAGCCCTGGACCGCTCCATGCCGGCTCCCCGTAGCGCGGCTCGATTCATCGATCACGTTGATGTCCAGGCTATTACCCTGAGTCAGCGGACTCCGATCGACGCGACTGAGGACCTGCCCAGCCGTCATGCGCAGCAGCAGGCGGTCCGTCGACGGCCGGGGGACGAGGAAACCACCATCGGCGCCAACCAGCTCACCCGCGCCCTGGGCTGCGGACTGGTAGATCAGTCGGGGATCCGTGCCATAGCCTTTGGAGGCGCGGAACAGTGCCTGGAGAAATTCGCCATCCGCTGCGTTCTGATAGCGATGAGCTGGGTGGAAGGGATGATCCGCCGGAAACGCGGTCGTGCTGTAGCGAGCGACAAACTGCGAGGCCGTGCACCGGTACGTATCGAATCCCCACGGCTTCTCGAGCGCGAGGTCGCGCGCGTCGTGAATCCACGGCCGGTGGCCACCAGGAACCGGCGGCGCGGTCTCTACGGGCACCACGTTCGTCACGTTCGTCGCCGGCTCAAGCAGCCGGCCATCGCCGCTATAGCTGGCGACCGGTGGCGCGGTACGCGCCCATTCGCGGTGCCGCTCCTCGCGCTCGATATCGGCGTCGAGCGTGGTGATCTCAGCGTAGATCACGTCGTCGCGCTGTTTCTCGTCGTCGGTCAGGCCGCGGTTCTCGGCCTCGGCGGTCGTACGCAGCGCCTCGGACTCGGCCGCGAGGGTGGCCCGACGGGTACGGAATTTCTGGAGGAGGTTGTTAGCCACGTGGTTCGCTCCTTGGCGTCTTGGCGCCAAGGAGGCAACAAAAAAGCGCGCGTCTCCGCGGCGCCACAGATAACGCTGTGGTTCCGACGGATCGCACGCTTCTCGAGAGAGCGCGGCTCCCGTGTCACCCTGGCCGTCTACCGAAGCGTTGCCCGAGAGGGTCGGTCTGGCCGGGGCCGCGGTCACCACTCCGCGGACTCAAGAGAGCCGCGCAGCGGTGACCCTGTTGCCTTTTACTGTAGCAGCGCCGCGCCGGTGCGTCAAGCCGTGCGTCAAGCGGCCGGCTTCATCTGGCGGTCGTGGACGTGGATGCGCTCGCTAACCAGGTCAGCATCTCGTCACTGCACGGCGCGCAGTAGCGGGGGAAGCGACTTGCTCGCAAGTCGTGGCCATACAGGGGTGTGGTGTGGCACCGCTCGCAGAAGGTGCTCACGGTGAGCGAGTCCTTGTTGGCCGCTCGGCGCTGCATCGCCGCCTCGGTGGCGGTGAGCGCCGGAGGCGGAATGATGCGCTGCTCATCCTCGCCGGTGACGTAGGGTGGAGGCTGCTCGGTCATCACGACACGTCCTTCTCGCGATTATCGCCCGCCGGTGACCAGTCGCAAGCGCCGCCGGCGGCGATCAAGATCGCCGCGGGCGTGCTCGCTGGGCGCACCGGCGTGCTGCTCAACTGTTGCTGGAGCAGCTACCGGCTGCTCCACGTATGGCTCCGGCGGTAGGTCGAGTGCCGCCACATCTGCCAGGAGTGGCGTTTCGCTCCGCGGCCCGGCACCAGCCGGTGCGGGCCGGCGGCGCATCATGCGTTCGATCGTTTCATCCAGTGTCTCTAGCCGATCGGCCATCCCCAGTGCGACCGCCTCTTTCGCGCCGACCACCCAGCCCTCGCCAAAGCCCGTGCGCACCTCGCGCGGGGAGACGCCCCGGAAACGCGCCACGTCGTCGGCGAAGAGGGCGTAGTAGTCATTCACGCGCGTCTGGATGGCGGCGCGGTCATCCTCCGAGAGGGCTGTATGCGGCGAGCCGACGTTCTTGCGCCGGCCGGCGCTGATGTCCGTCACGCGCACGCCGGAACGAGCCAGGCGCTCGCTGACCTCCTCATGGACGACGCGCACGCCGATGCTCCCGACCTCACCACTCGGCGTAACGACAAACTCCTCGGCCGCGGTCGCGATCCAGTAGGCGGCGGAGGCGGCCATGGCATTCGCCACCGCCACGACCGGCTTTTCCTGGCCGCGAGCCTGAAAGATGACCTCGGCCAGCTCGGGCACGCCAAACGCGCTGCCGCCGGGGCTGTCCACGTCGAGGATGATTGCGCCCACCTGCGGATCCTCAAGCGCCTGGCGGAACAGCGCCGTGAACTGCTGCGTCGACGTGCCGCCGCTGATCTCCGTCAGCAGGCCCACCCGCTGGCTGATCACGCCGTAGAGCGGTAGCACCGCCACGGCGCCCTGCTGGCGGCCGCCCAGGCCGAACAGCCGGGCGCCGTTAGCGGTGGCGGCCGTGTCCAGCCGGGCCCGGATCTCCTCCTCGGAGAGACGGCCGCCCTCGGCGTGCAGCGCCAGGAGGTCACAGATCGTCGTGAGCATCGAGGGCAGGATCGCCCAGGGGGTTTCTCGCACGGCGCGAATGACACGTTCAAGCATCTCAATTGCCCCTTTCGATTGCAGTCATAGCCAGCGTGACCAGCTCCTGGCGCGCGGCGTCCCATTCATCCAGCGCCAGGAGTCCCGCCTGCAGGCGCTGCCGCTGGCGCTCGACGTACTCACGTACACCGGCCTCGGCGAGCTGCAGCTGCGCGGCGACATAGGCCGTGTGGTCGGCGTAGAACTCGTCGACGGCCGCCTGCCAGCCTGGCACACTCGGATTGCGCTTCTGGAGATAGGCCAGCCGTTGCTGCTCCTTGTGGATAATCCTCACCGCGGCATCCTCAATAAAGAGGCGGAGCCGCGCGGCAGAGGCGGTGTGGGCCGCACTGATCGTCGCAACGGCTTCGGCCACGGCGGCGCGCGCCATCTCACCGCCGTCTTCTTCATCCTCGGAGGGGGGCCG